TTAATGGCACTAAAACACTAACCGGCTATGACCTTTACCGTTTTACTTTTGATAAAACAGCTGCAGACCAAACTACACACTTAGTAAAACCTTACGGCTTAGCCACTGGACCTAACCACGCTACAGATTATGCAAGTGTGCCAGCGGTGCGCGAAGCTGCAGCCGCTTTAGCGACTACTATTTGGCAAGCACGCCAGGCACCAGGCGCAAGCATTACGACAGTCGACGGATTTATCGCCTCGCCTTATCAGCTAGGCAATACCCTTATAGCAAAAGTACGCGGCTTAATTGCGCCGTATATGTCGCCTAATTCTATGGTGGGCTAATGCCTGCAGCCATAACTACCCTTAGGTCAACACTAGCTACAGCTTTAGCTAATACTGGAGTTTGGACAGTCTTTAATCACGTCCCAGAAATCCCTTTAAGCAACTCGCTAGTTATCGCTAATGATGACCCTTATATTTTGGTTAACAGCAACGTTAAAACTGCTATAGCCCCTACAGTACGTTTTAAATTATTTTTGCTAGTGCCAGTTATGGATAACTTAGGTAGCCAAACCAAGCTAGAGGATTACTACCTAGCTGTTATGACAAAGTTAGCCGCCTCTGGTTTAACAATTAACATAAGCAGCTTTAGTGCACCTGCAATTTTAGAAACCCCGTCCGGAAACTTGCTTCAAAGCGAAGCAGGATTAGAGATAATAAGTAGCTGGAGTTAAACAATGGCTAATTACAAAGTAATGATAAATAACGAAATCGCCGGAGTTGGCTTAGGCGGTACCGTTAACGACACAGATTTAGAAGGGTGGGACTTACCACACTTGCTAAAAATTGGTGCTTTAGAGGAAATCTCAGTAAGCCCAACCCCTACTAAAGTAAAGGAAGTGCAGGAATAATGGCAATTTATTTTACAAATAATACTTACCTAAAACTAGGTACTTATGATATGTCCGACGTAGTTATCTCAGCTAGCATTAACGTAAACTTTGATCAGCTAGAAATTACAGCTATGGGTGACGCAGCGCACAAATACTTAAAAGGTTTGCAGGCTTCAACCCTTAGCGGCAGCCTTTATATAGACCAGGCAGCTATTGCAGCCGGTTCAACACGTGCAGTATTAGACAGCCTTAGCGGTACGTCTGCAGCGTTTGAGATCGGTGCTAACGGTTCTACTGCAAGCTCTACAAACCCAGTCTACAAAGGCTCTTGTTTTGTAAACGGTTACACACCTATTAACGGTGCAAACGGTGAAGTTGCACAGCTAGACTTTACTTTTGACATTACAGAACAGACAGCACCATTTCCAGCAGTAAGCTAATAAGAAAAGAGGGCTAGAAAATGGCAAGGTTAAAAATTACTAGAGATACCGGCGTAGTAGAGGAATACGACATTACGCCGGCTATCGAAGTAGAGTTCGAAGCGTACGCAAAAATGGGCATTAACAAATGCTTTAGGGAACAGGAAAAGCAAACCGACGTTTACTATTTATGTTGGCTAGCAATTAAACGCAGCGGGCAGACTGTAGCTCTATTCGGTGAGGCTTTTCTTAACACCCTGAAGGCAGTAGAGGTGCTAGATAGCGACCCTTTAGCTGGGTAGGTAATAGGGAACTACTTACCTACCAAATAGCAGCGTTAGCGGTGGAAACTGGCATAGCACCTAAAGAGTTTGTAGAGATGTCGCCCGAGATGTTGGCGGCAGTCTACAAAGTACTAAAAGATAGAAACGAGGCAGCAAAGCGTGGCTACAGCAAAAATCGTAGGACTAGATGAAACGGTTAGAGCTTTACGCCAATTTGACCCTGCAGCCTTAAAAGAGATGAATAAAACAATTTACCAGGCTATGAAAATAGCCCAGATAGACGCTAGACAATTATCGCCTACGGTTTCACCTTTAAGCGGCTGGGCTAGACCTGTTAAAGAAGGCAAGTGGTCGCGTCTAACCTTTGAAGCCAAGCCTATAAAAATGGGTTTAAAAACAAAGATAGATCGCGCACGTAAACGCGGTACCTGGACTAGCAAAGCCTATTTACTTATTAACGCAGACCCAGCTGGTAATATCTACGAGTGGGCTGGTAGACATAACGGTAAGACTGCTCAGGGTGCTAGGTTTATTAAAGCTATTAGAGATCAGTCAAACGTAACAGTACGCGGTAAGCAAGGTCGTATAGCTTACAAAGCTGTAGAGGACAACAGGCCAGAGATTATTACTAAATCCAATGCAGCTATAGCAAAAGCCGAAGCTATAGTAAATCGAAAGCTGGCTAAATAATGGTTATTAAAGTCCCGATAATTGTCAGCTATAACAACAAAGGTACTAAGCAAGCCGTTAAAGGTATTGGCGGTTTAGAAAAGTCCTTTAAGAAAATGGGGCTAGCTTCTAAATTATCTTTTGCTGCAGCTACTACGGCAGTAACAGCCTTTACAAAGAAGGCAGTAACCGCAGCCCTAGAGGAATCTAAAGCGGTAGCAGTACTAAATAACCAGCTTAAAAATCTAGGTTTAGCGTTTGCCGCTACTGGGGTTAATGCATATATAGACAGCCTTCAAAGAGCTACAGCTGTTTCAGAAGATAAATTACGTCCCGCGTTTAGCACACTAATTAGAGCTACCTCAGATTTAGGCAAGGCTCAGCAATTACTAGCACTTACTTTAGATATCTCAGCTTCTACAGGTTTTGAAGTAGAGCAAGTTTCAAAAAGTTTAAGTAAGGCCTACCTGGGTCAAAATACGGCTTTAGGTAAATTAGGCGTAGGCTTAACTAAAACTGAATTAAAAACTTTAAACTTTGAACAAATCCAAAAACGGTTAACTGTATTATTTAAAGGCGGGGCAGCCGCCGCAGTAGATACCTATGCAGGCTCTATGGCTAAATTACAAATAGCCGCTAAAGAAGCTAGCGAAACTATCGGCTTTGCCTTAATTGACGGCATTAAAAGATTAAGCGACGAAAACAGCATAGAGGACGCAGCAGACTCTATGGAAAAGTTAGCTAGTCAAACAGCGTTTGCTATAACAGGATTTAGCGTTTTATCCGACACTATTAGTAATAGTGCTTTAGGTAAAGGTTTTGGTTCATTATTGCAATTCGGCCCTATAGCTATGGCTATAAATGAATTAGCAAGATTAGGTAAAGCCACCGTAGCGTCAGAGATTACCGGCACAAACAGACAAAGCCCGAGGGCAACGGAAAAGGCCGCCGAAAAGGCTGCAGCAAAGGCTATAAAAGACGCAAAGCAAAGGTTGGCACTAGAAAAGCAAACAGCGGCAGTTAAGAAACTACAAGCTAAGTTTGATTTAGATAATATCCAACTAGCAGCGGCAGCCCAGGGCAAACTATCTAAAGAAGAAGAAACCAGGGTAAAGGCTTTACAGGCATTAAAAACAGAGCAAAAGGCAGACGATTTAAGATCTTTAGAAGAATTAGAAGCGTTACAAAAAAAGAACGCAGACGCAGAGGTAGCCCGCCAAAACGAGATACTAGCTGCACACAAACGTAACGCTGCTGAAATCTTAGCTATGAGTAAAGAAAATGCTAAGTCCTACGCAGACTTTGTAAAAACCTTTACTTATCCTGGTGGCTTATTCCAGGGTACGCCTTTAGCTAACTCTGGGAATAATGCCACAGACGCTAAACCGTTACCTGTCATGGCCCCTGCTATCCCTAGCTTCCAAGATTTTGTAAATAATGAAATGGCTATAGACGCACCATTTATGCCAGGGGACCCAGGCTATAGCGGTACTGCAGGCCAAAACAGACCAGCACCTAACTTAACCGTTAACCTGCAAGGCGGCATAAACGTAGGCTCTACTTTTGAGTTTTATCAGACGGTACAAACAGCCCTACAGGAATTAAATAGGGCAGGTAATAGCCTTACCTCAGCTGGTAGCTAATGGCAGCCCCAACGATTAACTGCATAGTTAACTTTAGCTCTGGTGCTTCTTTTGGCCAGGCTATGATTATCGGCTCTGGTGTATTAGGCGTTAACGTGCTTAGCGATAGTGCAACTGTTACAGCTGACGTATCTAATCAAGTCCAGGCTGTAAGTATCCAGCGTGGACGTAATGCAAACGCGGACCAATTCCAAGCCGGTACTGCCTCTATACGTATTGCCGATATTAACGGCGACTTTAAC